TAGCAGTAAAGTCCGCTGTCCAGAGCCTACCATAGGCCGCTAGGACTTCGTTACCGTATATAGCACTAGTAACACCAGTAGCGTGTGTATGATCGCTCATGGCCTCTACAGCGCCAGAGGTGTTGTCGTACACTAAAGGCTCAAAGCCTCTTTGAAACATATAGATACGGTCGTTAAAGTCTACAAGCTTCCAGTTGTCTGCAGTGATGCTGTATCCACCGGGAGTCTCATCAACTAGTGTAGTCGTACCACTAATGATCTTATTGTTACCAACAGAGAAAACCTTAGTGTTTCCTGCGTTGTCTCTAAACTCTTTGATGGCCCGTAATGAATCAGTTCCTAGTACAGTCTTGTTTGTTGTAACAGCGATGTGGCCCTTACGTGCAGCAATACGACCACGTTTGTCAATCACAGCATTGTCTGCAATCTCTGCAAACGACGGGTCTTGAGCCAAAGGCGAGTCTTCGGTGTTAACACCTTTAAACGCCGGAGCTACAAGATTAATGCTTTGAAGTTCTTGTGCCATATTAGATAGTCCTAAATACCATCTCTTCAGGATGCTTTGCTGCGTCAATAGCAATAGCGTCTGACAAGTACTGGTTAGCTATAGTAAAGTACTCAGCAGTAGACGTACCACCTGTTTCACCACGTTCACGTGCAAGCAACGCCACAGTTAAATGAATGACTGGCATAGAAGGAACAAGAAGAACGTCAGCGTCGGCAGACAAATCCGCTTGTCGTTTAACAGTATCTACACGTATGTTATATACACCGTCTGGTGTTGGTCCTACAAGGATCTGCGTATCACCGTTAGAATCTAGACCGTTATAAGTATAGTATTGTGGTGTTCCTTCTGAAGCGTTTCCAATGTATAGTGCTTCGTTAAACCAGTCTTTAGTTTGATATTCCATAAAAGAGTTATGAGTATCGTTTAACATAGACATTACTTTTATGTTATCTTTACCACCTGTCAGTGAGTAAGTATTGTCTGAAGCTGAAGTAGTTATAATTATTGTTTCACGTAAAGCAGACCAATCAGCAGCCTGACCGACTAACGTCTTAGCATCGTTAATAAAATCACCTACCATTTTAACGTAGGTTGTACTGTTAACAGACGTTGTTTCTTCTTCACGAAGTCTGCGTAGTACGCTGTTCATAAGGTTTAGATATGTCATACTAGCATTCCTGATTGTCTACCAATAACTTTGTTAAGAGAATCCATAGCGTTTGTTTGTTGTTTTTGAGGAGTTAACTCTGTAGGTTTCATTACCTCAAAAGGACTAAGACCTTTTAAGAATGGGTCAAACTCTATAACTTCTGGTTTAGAAAGTTGAGCTACAATTTGCTCTTGTTGTTGACTTAAACCTGTTAAGCCGCCTAAAAGACCTGCCCCTAATCCTGCAATGCCTTGTCCAAGACCTGCTACTTGCTCACCTAAACCAGATACTTGTTGTTGCACTACGTCAAACTGCTCACCAAACTGTTGTTGTAAACCACCTTCAACAGTAGCTAGTTGCTGTAACACACCAGCCTCAACACCTGTAATTTGTGATAACAAGTTAGCTTCGGTATCAGATAAACTTGTAGCAAAACCCTGCTCTGCTTCTTCAAGACGGTTTGTTAAGGTTTCTTCTGTTTGTTGTGAAGTCTCTTCAACAAGCTCACGCATTGCTGATTCTTGAGTTAACATTCCTTGTTGCAGAGCTTCTAGGTTAACACCAATACGCAAACTTAAATCTTCAATGCTAAGACCTAACTCTTCATAGCGTTGACGACCAGCTTCATCTAGCTCTTCAATGCGACCACCAGCACGAATAACATCTTCAGCAACTTGTGCAACGTCTGCTGTTAACGTACCTAGTTGACCGCCAAGAACTGCACGTTCTTCAGCAGCAATATCAAGCTCTACGCCTGTTTGTTGTTCGTACTCATCAATACGATTGGTTAAGCGTTCGTTAATACCTTCTATTTGAGCAGCAGTTTCACCTCTAACACCTGTAATTTCTTCTGTGAGTTGGTCGCTAAGTCCTTGGTTACGTGCTATAGCAGCTGCCTCAGAAGCAGTTAGTGTATCTAAAAACTCTGTTCTTAATCCTGTAAGCTGTGCTAACTGTTGAACAGCATTAGCATCCATTTGCTCTTCAAGACCTGCAATGTCTTCACGAACAGCACCAAATTCTTCTTCAGCGTATGTTTGTAAAATATCTTGAGCTTCTTCAATACGATCAAAGTTAACACCAAACTCTTCTTCTAAAGTATCTACTGTTAAGTCAAGCTCGTCGTAACGCTGACGATCAGCTTCGCTAAGATTCTCAAGACGATTGTTAGCATCAGCTAAACTTTGAGCTAACCTTAAACGCTCTTGTGCGGCTTCGTCAAAACGCTCTTCTGCTCTAGACTCAAACTCACCTGTTTGTTGTTGTAGTCTTTCAATGTCAGAACTTAGAACATTAGTAATGTCGTCAAACCGTTGACCTTCACTTTCAAGAAGACGTGCAAACTCTTCAGCATTAGCAGCTGAGTCTTGTAAAAGCCTAGCTTCAAGACCTGTTATTTCCTCTACTCTTCTAGCTTCAGCGTCAGTAAACTCTACTGCTATACCTTCACGTAGTTGCTCAAGTTTGTCGTTAGTACTTTGTTCAATACGTATACGATCTTGTGCAGCTTGTTGCTGTCCTTCAGTAAGTTCTTGGTATTGTTGCTCTTGTTGTTGTCTTATCTGTTCTTGAGCGGCAGATAATGTTGTTCCTTGTGATGCAATATATTCTTCTAAAGCACCCGCTCTTGTTGAAAACTCTTGTATAAGTCTTTCGTCGCCTTCAATTTGACTAGCAAGAAGTCTAGACTCTGCGGCATTTAATTCTACTGTTTGACCTTGTGCTTGTTGATCTAATTTATCATTTAAACTTTGAGCAATCTGTTGCCTTTCTGTAGCAGCCTCTGTTAGCCCTGTCCTAAGTTCTTCTCTTGTTTGCTCAGTGTATTCACGCAATGCGTTAGTAGCTTCTTCTTGACTAAGCTGTCCTGAACGTAGCTCATCAATATTAATGTCAGTGTCTTTAAACATCTCTTGCATTGTTTGATCTGACTGTGCTAATAAGTCACGCATTTCTTGACTAAGCTCTGTAGTTTGACCACGAGCTTCAACAATAGCTTCCATAAGACGTTGACGATCTTGCTCTGCTTCAGCAAAACCAGTTTCTCTTTCTTCCCTAGCTGTTTCTAAATCAGTTCTAATCTCAGATACATTGTTAGCTACAGAAGTAAGAAGAGTTTCAGTACCGCCCATCTGTTCAATTAATTGTTGTTGGTTTGTATTAAGGTCTGTTAACATACCACCTTGACGTACTAACTCTTGGTATGCTTCTTGTTGGTCAGCAGTTATTGTTTCAAGACGCCCGTTAATGGTTACTTGTATGCCTTCCATTGCTGCGTCTTGATCTTCAAGAGACTCTAATACAGGCTGTATATACTCAGCCATTAACTCTCCAACTTCTGTAAGGTCAGCATCCCTGCCGTCTACACCATCTCTTCCATCTACGCCGTCTCTTCCGTCTACACCGTCTCGACCATCAACACCGTCTATACCATCAATACCGTCTATACCGTTTTCTCCGCGCAAGGTTTCAAAATCAAACTCTGATTCAAGACCTGTAGGACCGGTTATTATATTTTCTGGAAGTGTAGGAGGCTCAATATCAATAGGCAGATCTAGCTCAGGTTCTTCTTGTGTCGGAGCAGGAGGCTCAAAATCAGGCAGTACTTCTTCATATAATTCTCGTATAGCGTTTACGTCAATATCAGGAGTATCTTCAGATGTAGACACTCTTTCGTTTTCGTTAATTGTTTCAAGAGTATTAGCAGCTTCAGCAATTATTGGAGCATTCTCAACAATAGTTTCACCTAAATTCATAATGACATCGGTGTTGCTAAGAACATTTTCAGCTTGCTGTACAAATTCTGAAGGATCGGCTGAAGCAATAGGTGAAAAGTAATCTACTAAATTTTGATAATAATCTATAGCACGTTGATCGCCAGCCTGTATAGCTTGTTGTAATTTATCGTCATATTCAAACAATTTATCAGTGGCATAGTTTTTGGTTGCGTTTTGTGCCTCTACACTAGCAGTTTCAAAGTAATCGTTTAAGAAAGAAGTAGCCCCTGTCTTAACTGCTGCTACAGCTAAATCTTCTAAATCTATTTCACCATTTATTATTAATTGATTCATGGCGCTAGTAACAGCACCTGCACTGGCTCCACCTATAAAACCACCACCAAAAGCACCAGTCAAAGCAGGTCCGCCTACAACAGAGACTAATAAAGCAGTTCCTAGTTTTACATAGTCAGTTAATCCAGCATGATCTACTTCAACAGTCTTTACATAAGCTGAGCCGTTCCACTGAAACTTATCACCTGTTTCACTGTAGACCGTATCGTTAACACCATACTTCTGTAACAATGCTTGGTTAGCTTCAGAGTTAACCCAGTTGTTATACGCGGCGGATTGATTTTGTGTACGCTCACCAAACAAATCTTCATACGTAGATGACGCATCATCACCGTACTGAGTCAGATCTTCACCCTCAAGGATCATTAGATCGTCTTCAGACAAGCTACCAGTGTACTCGTCCCAGTTACCTACGTCGTAATCACCAGACTGGATAAGTTGTTCACGCTCAGTCATATAGGCAAGGTAGTTATCAAACGTGCCAAAGACTTCTGGCAGTCTGTTTACAGTGTCGCCTTCAAAGTATTTTCGTAGCTCTGCCTCAGTTACTTGTTCTGCTTCTCTACTTCCATACAAAGAAGTTGGACTAGCACCACCACGTTCAGCGCCTTCAAAAAACGTAAAGGTCATTTCAGCAGGTGTTTCTACTGGCTCGTCACCTTTAACGTCCTGCATAGGCTTAATACCGCCTGTCTCAGGAGCAGGAGCTGGAGCATCAGTGCCGGTCTCTTCTGTTACACCGCCTACAGGACCACCATTAGGATCAAAGCCACCAGTTTCTCCAGCAGGTGTCTTGTTAGGATCAGTAGTAGGTGTGCCGATAGGCGTAGTAGTTTTAGTTTCAGGAGCCGGTTTGGTAAGCATTCCTTCAGTGCTTACAGGTACATACCCAACAGGAGTAAACTCAACAAGCTGCCCGTTTATTTCTAAAATGTCACCGTATCTTGGAGCCGCCATATTATTTCTTCCAGTTAGCCAAGCCACGTAGGCCAAACGATGCCGCAACAGCAGCACCCAAGAAGCCTTTGTACCACTCAGGCATAGCGTTAAGAGCCTCAAAGCCAGACATCACTACAGGAACCATGCTAGGAAAGAACGCAAGAATACAAGGCACTGAAAACAAAATTGTAAACCACTCGTCTTTCCATGAGTTAGCCGCATTGTTTGCATGTATGTTTTCCCAGTTAGCGTCCTGCTGTATAGCTACCATCTTACGCTCATGGACAGCCTTCTTCTCTTCTGACTTGCGCTGAAGATGCCCACCAACAAGGTTAACAATAGGTCCAATCAGTTGTTGTATCATTCTGTTTCCTGATCCCAGAGAGCTTCGATAGTTCCAATACGAATTGTTAACTCGTGAACCTCTTCTTCTATCTGACGTAAGCCAATAACATCAATCTGAATACTTTCAATCATCATGTCTTGTCTAGCATCGTCAGGTAGCGACCCAAGTTCTCCACGAGGCCATAGGATACGAAACTCAGTGTTACGCTCTATTTCCAGTTGTGACTTGTCAAAAGAATGCTCAATAGTATTAAGACGCTCTTGGATACCAAAGTAAGCCATAGTAGCAATAGACGTAGCCGCAACCATAGCAATCAAGTTACGGATAGGTATTGTTACATTTGTTGACTCATTGATATCCATAGCTACCTAGCAAACTCTAAGATAGCGACAGCCAGAGTTATGATTACAGAGATAGACGCAAACCCACCTGTCATCATTTTTTCCAGCCTATCAAAGCGCTTGTTATGCTCATCAAGTTGTAGCTGGATCATCTGATACCGTAAGGCACACTCAGCCTCATGCTTGTCTAAACGTGCTAATGCGTCATCTACAGAATTCATACCGACTTCCTTTTATTGGTTTACCAAGGTACGCCATCAGCAGTAACAGGGTTCTTCTCTGCTTCAATCTTAGCCGCTAGAGCCGCCTCAGTTGCTTCCTGATCGACAGACTCCCATACCCAGCCTAATACCATCTGCTTCAGTTAAGTCGGCGTAGGCAATGT